CCCATAGACAGCCCCAGATCCTTTGACGAGCTTATGTACATCCTCATGTGCGGTACGGGCGTAGGGTTCAGCGTTGAGCGGGACTACGTTAATCAGCTCCCTGTGGTTGCTGACAGCTTCCATGACACGAAGACAACCGTTGTGGTGTCCGACAGTAAGGTAGGCTGGGCTAGTGCCTTCAGAGAGCTTATAAGCCTCCTGTACGCAGGTAAGGTTCCTAAGTGTGACTTGACTAAGGTTAGGGCTGCGGGTGCTAGACTCAAGACCTTTGGCGGTAGAGCCAGTGGGCCACAACCTTTGGCTGACTTGTTTAACTTCTCAGTGGACTTGTTCAAAGGTGCGGCAGGGCGCAAGCTAACGTCCCTTGAGTGCCATGACTTAGTGTGCAAGATTGCAGACATTGTAGTCGTTGGTGGTGTCCGTAGGTCTGCCCTAATCTCTTTGAGCAATGTTACTGACAATCGTATGGCTAACGCTAAGAACGGTGAGTGGTACATTAGCAACGGTCAGAGAGCCTTAGCAAACAACAGTGCTGTGTACTCTGAGAAGCCTGACTTTGACACTTACTCGTCCGAGATGAAGCGTCTGTATGACTCTAAGTCTGGGGAGCGTGGGATCTTTAGCCGCATTGCAGCACAGAATGTAGCGGCACGTAACGAGCGCAGGGATGCGACATACAAGTTTGGGACTAACCCATGCTCTGAGATCATCCTACGCCCCTATCAGTTCTGTAATCTTTCTGAGGTGATTGTACGTACAGACGATACATTGCAGACCCTAAAAGAGAAGGTACGCCTAGCGACCATCTTAGGGACTCTACAGGCTACCCTTACGGACTTCCGATACCTACGGAACATCTGGAAGCGTAACACTGAGGAAGAGGCTTTGCTGGGTGTCTCAATGACGGGCATCATGGACTGTAAGCTGACAAATGGTTCTACAGGTGAGGAGGCTTTGGGTAAGCTTCTGGACAACCTGAGGACTGTAGCTGTTGAGACTAACCGACAGTGGGCCTCAGCTCTGGGTATCAACCAGTCAGTAGCCATTACGTGCGTCAAGCCCTCTGGTACTGTCTCACAGTTGACTGACAGCGCCAGTGGTATTCATCCACGCTTTAGTGACTACTACATCCGTACTGTTAGGGCTGACAAGAAGGATCCTCTGGCTACCGCTATGATTGACAGAGGTTTTCCTCATGAAGAGGACGTAATGAATAACTCTAATTGGGTATTCTCGTTCCCTCAGAAGGCTCCTAGCAAGGCTGTGACTGTGGAAAGCATGGGCGCTATGGAACAGCTAAGGCTCTGGAAGACCTATCAAGACCATTGGTGTGAACATAAGCCCTCCATGACTTGCTACTATAACGACGACAATTTCTTTGCTGTCTGTCAGTGGATCTGGGAGAACTTTGATAGCGTTAGTGGGATCAGCTTCCTCCCAGAAGCCGAGCACGTATACAAGCAAGCTCCTTATCAGAAGATAGATAAAGAAACATATCAGAAGCTGTCTAAAGAGATGCCTAAGGGGATGCATTGGGATATTGAGGAGTCCAGTGATAATACCGAAGGGTCGCAAACCTTAGCTTGTGTAGCTGGAGTCTGCGAGATATAAACTTAGGGGGCGCAATGCCCCCTTTTGTTTACTACTGTTCTTCTTCTTCTAGCGGCACAGGATTCCCGCCAGCCGCTAACTCTCCCGCCCTAAGTCTGTAGTTTGCCATAAGTCCTGTATTCAAAGCAGCTCTTGGTGTTTGTGCGGCTAATTCAGATAAAGTAGGTTTATAGTTTTCACTTTCTTGTATTATACGCTGGTTGATTCTACGCGCTACTCCTGCCCTTGAACCGTAAATAGGGTCTTTAGGGAAAGCTGGGGGTTCTGCTCCAATAGGGGAGTATTCTCCTACAATTTCTCCTCCCAATCTTTTAGAAGACCCTTGTTTTATCTTTCCCGTCTGTGTATACGAAGGTTTTACGGTATTGAAGGATTCTCCCAATTCGCTTCCAAGCCGCCTTCTAGCAGCAAGCTGAGACTCTTTAGTTTCATAGACATCTTTACCCCTTCCTTTATAGATATTATATTGCATGGGCGGGAAGATAGTTAAAAGGGGTTTTCCGTCTATAGGATCAAAACCCATCATATCGTGCCTATCACTAACAATTACATTTACGTTACCGTTACGATCCATAGTTGTAATACGATTAACCCCGCCAAGCTCTTTAGCGCCTGCTTTGAAAGAGTCTTGTACTGTAAATAACTCTTGTTCGGGATGCCATACTAACTTAGGCTCAGATTTTAGTTTTCTTATGGCGTCTACCGAAGCATTTCTTTGTTTCTGAGTAAGCTTTTCATCAGCGTTTACCCTGCGTATTAGGTCTTTTTCAATATTGGTTAATGTTCTTCCTTCAGCAGCTCTTACTACTTCTTGAGGAGAAGCCGTTTTTAAATCGATACCCGTTTCCTTAAAGTTTGTAAAAAACTGGCTTGTGCCGTCACTTCGTTGCATTCTAGCTTGATCCGTCATGCTGTGTTGCTTATCGGGGTCTTTAACAACAATTGCGGTTTTACTCCTTTGATTGTCTGGAATTTCCCACGTAGTGTAAAGCCTGTTTTGCAAGTAATCTTGGTTTTTTAAAGAAAGTTCTGGGTTTTCTGGGGTTGCTGTAGCCTGTAGTCTAGGCTTATTAAACACAAGGTTGTTAAACTGTTGCGCTGATGGGCCAATTTCAGCCCCTAAGACGTTTAAGTTTTCAAAGTTTTCTCGTAAAAACTCAGAAGGTTCTTCTCCTACTTGTTTCCCGTACAAATAAGCATAAGCTAACGCGCCTTCTGTATAAGACCCAAAGCCTTTATGTTTTGCATCAAAAGCCTCAAGTTCTTTTCGTGCCTCTCCTATACTATATCTATAAGATCCTGCTCCTTTATACTCAGAAGTAGCGTTTTTAAGGTTTTTTTCTAGCTGTAAACGTCTTTTTACAAGAGCTTCTGCTTTTTTAGCTTGCTCTACAGTCCCCTTAGTAAGTCCTGTTTTATTTTGAAAAGCTAAAGCTTTAGGATTAAAAGAACTAAGCAAAGCGTTTTTAGCCCCAGAAGCTCCTGCTAGTGCTAAACCAGCAACCATTTTTAAAGGATCTCCTGAATAAAAACCCTCTACTTGTGTAGGCATATTACGAACAGTACTATTAGCTATTTTACCAACAGGGGATAAAAGTGCTACATTGCTAATAGCCCCTAAATCGGTCATAAGCTCGTCGTTTTCTTTGGCAAACTTTACTACTTTTTTACCTACGTCAGTACTAGCGGCAGACATAATAGCTTCTTGCAGCGGTTTTTCAATGTATTTTTGGTATGCGGCTTCTACACCAAATTCATCAGCCGCTACTAAATCACCTGCAACACCTAAAACATCCCCAAAAAGACCCCCTATTAAACCTACAGTATCTCCTGTAGATCTTAAAACTCTTTGACCTACGTTAATGTCACCTTCCATTAAGGCAGTATTGTTTTCTGTAGTCTTGTTATAAAAATCTTCCCACGTAGCGCCAGCTTCATCAAACCCTTCATTAAACGCAGACAAAAATCTTGATGACCCGCCACCCATAGAAGGTCTGTCTTTTCCCCTAAGATTCATATCATCCATTCCCAAGTTCATCCTGACTGACATTATTTAACCCCCATCCCGTTTTCTTCTGTTTCTTCTCTAGCATCCTGCATGTAAGCAATAACTGCAAGCCTGTCTGCTTTTAGCTGTTTTAACAAAGCACCTTCAGCGGTTTTAATAGCCTTGTTTAAACCTGTTAAAGTAACACCTAATGTTTGTTTAAGTGTTCCAGATCGTTGTGCGGCTCTTAAAGCGTACATGCTTCCCGCTACAGCAGCTCCTCCCGCAAGATAAGGTAGAGCACCACTATAAGCTAAAGCCGTTGTACCTATACCAGCCGTTACCGCTAAACCACCTACAGAGCTAGGAGCATTAAGACCTGTAAACTTTTCTAATCGTGTAATGGCTCTAGCTACTGACGTTAAATCCTCAACATTAGACTTATCAGTTAAAGTATCCAAAGCATTAAACATTAAGTTTTGACGTTTAAGTTGTCTCAATACATCTGTTTCAGGGACTGCTTCAGCCACAGAAGCATTTAGTTTATTTCTGATAATACGCATAGCCTGTGACTTAGCATTTTCAAAGTCAGCGTCAAAGACAGCAGGAGAGTTTGCTTTTAACACACGATCTAGTTCTCTCCTAGCGTTTAAAAGACCTAAAGCAGTGCCGTCACTATCAAGAACTAACTTATTAGCTAAATTCTGCATTCTTTTAGCATGGGCCACTACAGCTTTGTTTCCAAAGAAAGACGGAGATTTAAAGAGATTGTTTAAGTCTTGATCTAATTCTTGTTGTATAAGCTGTGCATCTACCTTTGGATTACCTTTGGCTGCTATACGAGCGTTAAGTCTGTCAGTTGCTTTACCAATCTCATCCTGAACAACATTCATATTATAAGTAGCAGACCTATTAGGTTTAATGTCAGGAAGACCTGTGACTACGTTTATAACTTGCTGCTCTTGTTCCGTGGGGTTGTACGTTTTAGTACGCAATGGCCCTTCTTCAGTAACTCTTCCAGAACCTTTACCCATGTTTCTAGGTTGTAAAAGGTCTGTAACAGCTTCTTGTTTATTGGTAAACTTTTTCTTGTCTCCAGCAATAACCAATTTACGTCCAGAATCTTCCCAGCCATCAGTTAAGAAATTTGCCCTACTAGCGGGAGCTATAATACTGGCAACGTCAATAGTAGACTCTAACACTCTAGCCTTTCTTTGGTTTTCTTCCGAAGAGTTTTTCCAGTTGCTGTAGTCCGCTAAAGATTCTTTAGCCATGTTAAGCACAGGGCCTACCCAGTCGTTATTCATTATAAAATCACCAGCAGCGCCAAAGGCTTCTACAGCCCCATTGACAAAGGGTTCTTCTATAAAATCAGGAGTTACTGCGGATAAACCAGCTTTACCTATGCCAAGTAAAGCTTCCCCAGCGGCGGGTAAGACACCCTCAGTAACGCCTAAAACAGCCGCAGTAGCTGCTGGGCTTTGGTACTCTGAAAACTGTAGCTTATCTTGCTGGTAGTCTTCCATAGCACCGCTAACACCTGAAGCAAGTGTCCTACCTGCTCCAGAAATGTCTTCAACAAGCCCAGAACCTATTTCAGCAAAGGTAGGAGCCTGATAACCCGTAGGCTCTGCGGGAGCATATCCAGCAAAGATTTCCTCAAGCTCTTCTTCCGTAGGAGGGGAGTCTCCTTCAAGTGTTAAAGTTTTGTTTGTGTTTGGATCAGTAACCGTATATGTTGGCATTAGCCCTTACCCCTCTTTAACAGTAAATCTTCCAACTTGAGTACCTGCTGGTTTAGCGGAAGGAGGTCTACCTTCACTTGACAAAGTAATTAACTCTAAATAATCAGGTCTAGTAAGGCTTTTATCTTTACTTAAAATATTAATAGCTTTATCTTTCTGGTTAATGACAAACTGTTGAGCAGCCATAAACTCTTCAATAACGCCCCTGATAGTTTCCCTGTCAAGAGACTTATCTCCAGCTACTGCCTGTAAAGCTAACTCAGCATCTTTGTCCGACAAACCTGTACCAGAACCAAGAGCTTTAATAAACGTAGCCATCTCTTTAATTCTGCTAATTACGAAAGTTTCAGTAGCCTGTATATTTTCAGTATCGTAGTCTTGACCCGTAGCTGTTGAAATAAAAGCTCCAACCCTGTCTAATCCTAATTTAGCGCCAGCTCCTAAACCTAAGTAAGCTTCGTCTATATTATCCAAAGCTATTTGATTAGTAATTAAACCTTTTTGAGCATCAGCGGCTTGTTCATTAAGTTGTTCAAAACTAGACATACCCATTTCTACTAGTTTAGCATTGACCTCTTTGTTCATTGCAAAGTTTTCATTAACAGTTACTTTAGGTGCTGGAAGCAACCCTAACTCGCTGGCATTAACCCATTGTTTTGCTTCGGGGTCAATACCGTATTGGGGATTCTCAACTTGACCTGAAAAGTCATTAACTCTATAAGCTACAGTTGTACCGTCTGTTGTTTTAAAGAACTCATTCTTAGCTTTACTTTTTTCAGTTTTACCTGAAATAAGCTCTTTAAAACTGTCTGGGGACATGCCCCTAATAGTAGCATCGTCCCACTGCTCTGGGGGTAAACCTGCCTGTGTGTAGCGTATCTTACGCCCAGCAAGGCTATTAACTTTTTCTATTTGATTAGTCTTAACTTCTCTCAAGTCTTTAACAGTTTCTTGTAGAATTTTATCATCAATGTTTATGCCAGCCCCTGCTAACATCTGAGCTATGTCAGGACGATTAGCTTCGTTGGCTTGTGCTATTAGTGTTTGAATAAAAACTTCTTTTTGCTGTGTTTGCTGTAGAGCTGCTGCTTGCGCTGCTTGTTTTTGTTGTTCGGCTTGTATAATCTCCTGAGCTTTTAAAACCATTGCTTGTTGTGTGGCAGGATCTTGTATGTACTGCGCCCTAGCAAGCATTGCCTTAGCTATACCCATTGGTTTAGACATATCTATGCCCTCAACGGCTGCATCAGCACGTTCTTGACCCGTCTGCATATAGCTTGTGTCTACCCCTAAGTTGCCAAACAAACTACCCACACGACGAGCTAAGGGATCTGTGGTTCCCATTTGCTTGTACGGAGAAGCTTGAGCTAACTGACGAGCAGGAGATGCAGGATCTTGCTTGCCAAAGTCTCTAATGCTTTGAAATAAACTTTCTGATAATTTAGCCATTTTAAACTCCAAACCGTCCTAAGAAATCTTCAACCCAATCCCCACCTTCACCTTCACCGCCTAGTTTACTTAATAGACTACTAAACAAACCACCGCCGCCTACGCCTCCACCTATAATATTACCAGCAGAACCCAAAGCTTGTCTAAAAATATCACCCCTAAGCTTCTGAGCTTCTAAGTTAGCACTTAAACCCGACATCTTAGACTCTGCTCTTTCCATTGCAGCTTGTCTACGTGCTGTGTCAGCAAGAGAAGCTATATTAGAACCCACTTGCAATTGGTTTAGAAGCTGAGATTCTGGAGCATAACCAGCGGACATCATGCCTGCTAAGTTCTGTAAGTCCATACCCTGTATCTGTCTAGGGGTCATTCTAGCTTGCGTACCCATCCCAAACATACCTGAAGTTAACCCCTGTAAACCAGCGGCTCTCTGTAGTGCTTGCTGTTGTTCAGCACCTGACTGCTGCATAGCCATGAGGGACGCTTGGTTCTGAGCCTCTGACTGAGCCTTAGCCATCGCTAATTGCTCTGGAGTACCACCAAACTGCTCTGTGCGCGTACCTAAGCGCCCCTGAGCGGCCAAGCGATTCTCTAAGGCTAAACGTTGTCTTTCTTCCTCAGGAGACTGTAAGGCTCTTAGCTGCCCGTATACTTGCTCTTCCCTAGCACCTCTGTCCATAGCTCCAGCGTCTAATGCAGCTTGTTGGGCTTGAGACATTAAGCCGCTAACACCACCGTAGGCTTGATTAGCTAATTGCTCGTAGATAGGGTCATAAGCGGCTGTGGCTTGCCCTGCTAAACCCCCAGCACCACCAAACAATGTGTTTTGAAGAGCTTGTTGCTCAGGAGACAGATTCATTTTAAACCCGCCGTCAGCACCAGCAGTTGTACTACCTACTCCTGAAGTAACAGTAAAGGGTTTAAACTGCATGGCATCATAGGCTTCAGTGCCAATCTCGCCAGCTCTTGTTTCCGCGCCTGTACCAAACTCTTTAATAGAGTCCATCATTTTAGTAGCGGATGCTACATCAAAGCCTAACCCTAATAAATCATCAATAAGAGCCATTAGTATGTACCTCCAGTAATCGTACCAGCAGTCAACGTACCACTTACATTAAGAATTGGTATCGTAACTGTTCCTGTAAATGTTGGACTTTCTGAGTTAGCCTTTGAGGCCACTGCCGTAACCAGCGCATCAAACTCAGTGTCAAAGTCAGAACCCTTGATAATCTTCGCAGGGTTGCCCGTAGGAAGAGTATCTTTGGCTGTAAAGTTTGTAGTCTTTGTGTAATTGCTCATTAGATCATCCTACCTATTAAAGCTTGAATATTAAGTTCTTGCAAAGATAACGCATTTTGATTAATAGTAGCGTCCACACCTATGGTTACTACCGTTCCTGAACCTGTTGTTTTAGTCTTTGGTCTGTCCACAATAATTGAAGCACTGTACTCTGAAGTAGACACATTATATTCACTTTCGTTATAGTACGCAGTCTTACTACCAGAGTTAATCTCAACAATCTGTTTAGTATAGGCTTGACTGTAATCATAACCCCAGTTCACAACTGCCTGTGCTCCCTGACCACCAATAAACGTAATGATAATTTCTTTGAGTATTTTAAGACGAGAGCTGTCCCCAAATGAAAGTGGGTTACTAAAGTAACTCATGTCGTAGGACAAGCCATAATCCTGATAGTTACTGTAAGTGGCAATACCGTTAGTATTACCTACGTACAACAAGCCGTCCTGAGTCCTCTCAAGTGCTCTTAGGGTTGTGTCTGACCACGTAGTGACCCTATGCGCCCCGTCCTCCAGAGCAGTCCTCATATCAAAACAGTAGACGTACTTAGAGTCACTAAAGGACAGTAAGTAGAACGCTTCCTCTGGGCTGTATATTGAGCGTAAGGGACTGTTAACTTGCTGTACGTTAATAGCTAACAAATCATTACGAACATTCTTACTAATGTCCCTAACGGGCATTGACTTTTCTTGAATGGTTCTGCCAAAGCTGCGTAAGCCTTCACTGGACATAAAGATTAAGTCAGTACCTGTGGACTGTACAGTGTCTCTACCTATACAGCCTACGTTGGCTATGGTATCTACTAAAGACATCGTGGAAGGATCAATAGCCCCTTGATAGACAACAATGGAGTTTTTACCAAAGATAATCAAGAAACCGTTGTGAGCTGCTAAGGCAACAATCTCATCCATCCCGTTAGGCCATACCTTAGAGATGTTAATGGAGCCTGTGGAGCCTCCAGACCAGCCTGAGCCGTTTAGTAAGTCAGACCAGTAAATTGTAGACTTATCCGCTGAGAAATCAGCTACCCAGAGTCTGCCAAAGGCTGCTAATACTTCGTTGCCTTCTGGTGGAGTACCTGTAGCATGAGCGTGTGAAGACATTGTTTCTACAACGCCAGCATGAGCAGAGTACATCAAAGGCTCATACCCAAGTTGAAACATATACAGATGGTCGTTAAAGTTTACCATCTTCCAGTTATTAGTTGTAATTGTGTAAGCTGCTGGGGTTGCGTCAGTAAGGGTAGTAGTGCCTGTGAATATCTTATTGTTACCCGCTGAAAGAATAACGTTAGCACCTGTGGGGTTAATGTACTCTTTAATAACTTCAATACCGTTACTGCCGTCTATAGGAGTTGTGCTAGTGGTGACAGCAGTAAAGCCTTTACGAGAGCCTATACGCCCGTACTGGTCAATAATACAGTTATCCGCAATGGACGCATAGGAAGCATCCAAACTAAGCGGAGAGTCCTGTGTGTTTAAACCTCTAAACGCAGGGGCTGCAATCGTTATGTTCTGTCTGTCTTGAGCCATTGCTTAGACCGCCCTGTAGATAGTTTCTTCTGGGTGCTTGTATGCGTCCAAAGCAATTGCATCAGACATATAGTTCTGAGCAAATGCTAACATTTCTCCTGCGGATCTACCGCCAGTTTCCCCACGCTCTCTAGAAGCCAAAGCCAGTGCTAAGTGCAGTACAGGCATGTGTGGGATTTGAAGCTTGTCAGTGTCATTAACTAAGTCAGGGTTACGTTGGACACAGTTTACTCGGATAGTATAAACAGCGTTAGGAATAGGATAAAGATCAACCTGAGTGTCTCCGTTAGTGTCCACACCATTAAAGTTGTAGAACGTAGGGCTTGACTTAGGAGGTGTTTCATTTAAGAAGGCATTGTCCATCCAATGCGTGTCTTTGTAAGTCATAAACCAGTTGGACGTATCATTAATAACGTCAATAATCTTAATCCTATTACCACTGCCTGTAAGTACGTAGTTAAAGATGTCTTCCGTTGTGGTTATGGTAAGAGTGGTGCGTAGAGCAGACCAATCCCAAGCGTCCTCAACAGTCCTCTTAGCGTCATTAATAAGATCACCGATAAGAGCTGAATAAGGGTTTTGATTAACGGAGCCTACTTGATCTTCTCTGAGTCTTCTTAGGACTCCGTTTACTAATTCTAAATATGTCATTTCAAATTCCTAAGAGGATTGTAGTCTATAAAATCAAATAAAGTTGGAGTTAGAAGTTGTGTGTTGTACTCTAAAGGCTTAAAGCTAGATTGGAAAATATCAGTAGGAGAACTTCCTCCACCACCAAACAGACCTGTACCGCCTAAGCCACCGTCAGGCCCACCGTCACCTCCGTCACCTCCGTCACCGCCCTCAGTACCCTCAGTACCCTCAGTACCCTCAGTACCCTCAGTACCCTCAGTACCCTCAGTACCCTCAGTACCCTCAGTACCCTCAGTACCCTCAGTACCAACACTAGCGCCACCATCGGAATCTACAGTTGATTGATTAGGGTCTACTACTTCTGTAGTGCTTGTAGTGCCTGTAGTACCTGTAGTGCCTGTAGTGCCTGTAGTGCCTGTAGTGCCTGTAGTGCCTGTAGTGCCTGTAGTGCCTGTAGTACCTGTAGTGCCTGTAGTACTAGTTGAAGAACCTCCTGTAGTGTCTATATCGGCAGGAGCTGTAGAGTCTGATTTAGTAGCTTCTTCAATAATAATGTCTACAATATCAACAGCATCAACTCCAGAGTTTAAAACAACATCAATTACTGAAGCGTCTTCTTCTATGGCAGTACTATCGCCTACAGTTTCTGCATTACTAGGGTCAAAAGTACTTTCAGGAGGTTGCTCTACAACTTCTTCTACAGTTTCGTCTATTTCTTCAAGACCTTCAACATATCTTATCCACTCTAATCTCAAAGCTTCTTTTAACTCTGGATCAGTTTCAGCTTCATAAGCTTCTTTAAGCTGTCGTGCAAGAATATCATCGTCTTGCTCTTCTATAATAGAACCGTCATCAACAGCCCCAACGTCCCTAGTAATAACAGGATCTCCGTCAGTACCTCCAGCAGCGTCAGTACCTCCAGCAGCGTCAGTACCTCCAGCAGCATTAGTACCTCCAGCAGCATTAGTACCTCCAGAAGCGTCAGTACCTCCAGCAGCGTCAGTACCTCCAGCAGTAGCAGGAGTGCCAGCCCCAGCGGTACTAGCGCCTCCGCTTTCAGCACCACCCCCGCCACCGTCAGCAGCACTACTACTGTCCTCAGAAGTTTCTTCAGTAACTGTTTCTGTTTGTGTAAGATCTGGAGCTTCTACTTGTACTTTTACAGTATCAACAACTTCACCAACTTCCACAGGTATTTCGTCTATAACTACTTCGTCAACTACAGTTTCTGGTACTAAATCCTCTGCCCCAAACACCTCTCCTGTCCCTAACTCTGTAGTGGTAACAGTTCCGCTTAATTCACTGTCCCCATTTAATAAATCATCATCGTCAGCTAAGGAGACTACTTCCTCTACTTCTGCTGCTCGTTCTGCAAAAACACTTTCTTGATACTCTAAAAGATCTGCAACTGTAGCGGGGTTGCCTTCCCTGTCCGTAAGTTTTGTAATATCGCCAACAAGAAAATAATCGCTGGGTGTAAGATCCTCAGGATTAAGACCTGCATTACGTGCCGCATTTTCTATGTCTTCTCTTGTAATTACTTGGACATCAGCTTCTGCATTACCAACGGAATCTATAGGATCTACTACGCGAGTACTTTCCGTAGAAGAACCTGTAGTAAGTTCTGGTAAAGGTTCAGCTTCAGTTAGTACAAACTCTTCTTCTGTTATTATGTCTTCTGGTGGAGGCGTTTCTTCTTTTTGTTCTTCTTTAATTGCTTCTACAATGTCTAAACCAGCTTGAACGCCGTCTTCTAAAACAGTATTAAGAGCATCTTCATTAGTAATAATAGCTTCAGGGTTTTCTGAATTAACTACTGATTCATCCTGTACAAAGTCATTTAACTTTATAATGTCGGTTATTGCGTTTCCAGCAGCTTCAAAGTTAAAAATTATACCGCCATCAGCAGAGGGTACGCCCCCTAAAGGATCAGTAATAGTTTTTACTATATTAGCAGGTAAGTCAGCTAAATTAGAAGCCATGCTGGCTAAGTTAGCAAACGCTCCTTTAATACCTGCGGAAACTCCTGCAACAGCGCCTGTTCCTGCCGCAAGACCTTTAATAAGACCACCAATGCCTCCAGTAACAATAGTAGACAATAAAAACTTAGCGCCCATCTCTAAAA